GCCCGTGTTATTATCCATCCGGAATGCCGTGAAACCGCGCGAGAGTTTCGGCTGTATTCGTATAAGCAGGACCGCCTGACCGGAGACATCATGCCGAAGCTGGTAGACGCGCACAACCACTACATTGACGCCCTGAGATACGCATTGGAGCCTATGGTGGGCGGCTCTGGCGACGTGTTTGGAGTGCTATAGATGGCCTGGCCCTTTACCCGTCGCGAGACGAAAGAACACCCGAACGGCGGCGCCTTCATGGTGCCCATGGGCGAAACGTGGTCCCGCAAGTCCAGTGCACAGGACTACATCCGCGAAGGCTACCAGCTAAACGTCATCGTCTACCGCGCGATAACGGAGATCACCAAAGCCGCCGCATTGATTGAGATCGAACTGTATGGCCCGAACGGTGACGCTATCGAGGAACACCCGGCGCTTGATCTGCTGAAGCGCCCGACGCCTTTGATGACATGGGATGCGTGGGTTGCCGAAATGCTGGTCAACCGAATGCTGTTCGGGGAGATGGCGGCAGTCTCGGGCAACGCGGGCATTCCGGCGGAAATCTGGCCGCTAAATCCAACACACATCAAGGTGGTGCCGGGTCGCGGCGGGCTTCCGGCTGAGTATGTGCATGAGGTCAACAACTCGAAGCGGGCCTTTCCGGTGGACCGCCTGACCGGCCAAAGCGAGTTGATGTTCGTCAAGACCTACAACCCCGACGACTATTGGCGCGGGCAATCGCCCCTCATGGCGGCTGCGCTGGCCGGTGACACGCACAACGCGGGGATGCGCTGGAACTACAGCCTGCTGAAGAACAGCGCCCGCCCGTCCGGTCTGGTGCGCTTCAAGGGCGGGTATCCAGGCGGCGAGGTAATCCAGCGGATGCGGGAATACTTCAAGGCCCGCATGACCGGCCCGGAGAACGCGGGGGAAATCCCCATGCTCGCCGAAGATGCAGAGTGGGTCCAGCTTTCGCAATCGGCGCGCGACATGGACTTTTCCAATACCATGCGCGAGATGGCGAAATACATTGCATCCGCGCTGGGCGTGCCGCTGCCGTTGATCGACAACGACGCCAGCACGTTCAACAATCTCGAACAAGCCAAGCAGCGGCTTTACACGGACACGGTTATCCCGGTTCTGGACGAGCTTATTGCCGCTTTGAACAACTGGCTCATGCCCCGCTTCGGCGACGGGCTGGAACTGCGGATTGATCTGGACACCATCCCAGCGCTGGAAGACCTGCGCGAGCGCATGTTCAACCGCGCGGTGACAGCTTATGAAAAGGGCGTGCTGACCCGGCAGGAGGCTCGCGAATTGATGGGCTATGAGCCGGAAGCGGATGGGGAGTTTGCGGCTTCTCAGCCGACTATCCCGCCGGATGACATGAAGGCGCTGGCCTATGGGCTGGACTTTGACACGAAGGCCGAGGGCCACAAGCCGACCGATGAAATGGCGAACGCAGCGCGGCGTGCGCTGGAGTGGCGCAAGGAATATGGCCGAGGCATGACGCAAACCGGCGTTGCGCGTGCCCGCGACATATCCAACCGGGCCAACCTCAGCTTGGAGACCGTCAACCGCATGGTGTCATTCTTTGCGCGCCATGGCGTCAACCGTGACAAGCACTACAGCGCCAAGGAGCCGGACGGAGGCCCGACCGCATGGCGCATAGCCTGGGATGGCTGGGGCGGTGACGCGGGCCGCACATGGGCAAACAGGATCGCAGACGCGGCGGATGACTGATGGCCCGGAAACCGGCGTTCATCTCGCATGGCTTCGAGCGTGAGGCGCAAATCCAATCCCGCCTTCTGGACGTTCTGGAAGCCCGCTATCGGCGCAAGATAGCCGGGGCCATTGTGGCGGAGAGCGATCGGCTCGCCACGGAATACGAGGGGCTAGGCTTTGCCCCGCCCGCGTCGGACCAGCACTATCAAGATGTGCGGGCGATCTATCTTGAATTGGCAGAGGCTTCGGCGCGGACGTTCGGGCGCCGGATCGTGACGCAGGGCAAGGCTATGGGCCTGCTGGAAATCAAGGAAAGCACGCTCTGGGATTTGTTCCGCTCACTGGCAAACGCATGGGTGAACCTGGAGGCGATCCGGCGGCGCATCACGTCCGTGTCAGAGACGACACGAAATCAGATCATCATCATTATTCAGCGCGGGCAGGATGACGGGCTGGGGGTGGAGGCTATCGCCCGCAATATCCGCGATGCGGTGCCCGATCTGGCGCGCACGCGAAGCCGGATCATCGCGCGGACGGAGACGCACGGGGCGGCCAATTTCGCGTCGGATGAGGTGGCGAAGACGACTGGCCTACAGCTTGATAAGGAGTGGGTATCGGTCGAGGACATCCGCACGCGCCGTCATGGCATGGGGGATGAGTTTGACCACGCGTCGATGAACGGCCAGCGCGTGCCGCAGGATCAACCGTTTCTCATGCCGTGGCGCGGACGCCCGCCTATGCCGATCATGTATCCGGGGGAGGCGGGGAAGCCCGGCGGGGCTGTAATCAATTGCCTACCGCCTTGGGCCAAAGTGCGTCTAGCTGGCATTAAGCATGTGATGTTCTGCGAATACAGCGGTGATCTCTTTGAGTTCTCTTTCGCAGGACCAGTCAATTTCACCGTTACGGCGAATCACCCGGTATTGACCCTTTCCGGCTGGAAGCCCGCGCGTCATGTCGTGGAAGGCGATCAACTCATTTATGCTGGTGTCGGGGACAGTATCCGAATTGGGATGAACGCTGATATAAAAGACCGACATTCCCGCATTGATGAGCTTTACAATTCGCTCAAGCCCAATTCGCTGAAGCCTTTGAGTGGTGTTGTGAGGGCGAACGCTGGTGCTGTGAACTTCCACGGCGACATGCCCGATAGCGACGTCGATATTGTAGCCGCACAAGGCCATTTGCGGGACGCAATGATAGCCGAGGGACGTCATCTTTTCGGCGACATAAGCCTGGCAGACACCCATGTATCGAAGGGACTTCTGCTCGCGAACCGCATGGTTAATTTGGGTCATCGGCGCCTTGCCGATCATTCTGACCGCTTGATGAGCGGCTCTGGCGCGGGCCAGTCTCGCCTCGGGTGTGGCCATGGCGGCCTGTCTGCGGTTTCCCTCGCTGACGCTGGGACGCTCAATGCCCAAATCAGAGAGGCAGCTATTAACCATGCTGCGAGAGACATTGAGGGCCTTCGCCATGGCGTTGGCGCTGTATCCGGCATCGAACATGCGCTGGACCTCCGGCAGGAGACTTTTGCGAATGGTGGCCCATCTGGTGTTTTGAGGCCCTTTGAGGTTGTCAAAGTCGCGGCGATCAAGAGGTTTCATTATCGTGGTCCTGTCTACAATTGCGAAACTGATACAGGTCTAATCGTTTCGGACGGGATTGTAAGCCACAACTGCCGTTGTGCGGTGGTGCGGCATGTCCGGGGTGGCTTGCTGGGGGACTAGCATTTTTCTATTGACAGTATTTTTCCAGTGCCGTTAGATGAACGGGCCGGTTGAGGTTGCAGCCTCGGAGACCGGCCCTAAGCCAACCGGGATGCACGGTTGACCTTGCCGCATAATGCGACAGGCGACGTGCGTCCGCAACAAGGATGCAAACATGGCAGTCAAGAAAGCAGAAGCTGGCGCGCTTCATATCGAGGCGCTGAAGCAAGGCCGCGCAAAGTTGAAGCTGATCGGCACCACGCCCTTCTACTTCAACGCAATGAGCGCCAAGGCCAAACGGTCGCTGTTGATCGGCGGGGCAAAGAAGACCGCCGCCGAAAAGCGCGAACTGAAACACAACCCCGAGGAGGAATATCGGGCCAGCGTCTATCGCCTGCCGAGCGGCCCGACGCTTCTCGGCTTCCCGGCGCCGGGCGTGAAGCAGGCAATGGCGACGGCGGCGCTAGAGACCCCTGGCGTCACCAAGACCAGCGTGCAACGTCTGATTTTCCTCCCGGAGCAGCGTATCAAGATGTGGGGACGCCCCTATCTCAAGATGGACGTTGTTCGGTCGGCTGACATGAACAAGACCCCGGACATTCGGACGCGGGCTTTTCTTCCCCGCTGGTGCGCTGAGGTTGACATTGCCTATGTGGAGCCGACGCTTTCGATCTACTCGATTGTTTCGCTCCTGAGCAATGCGGGCGTCATCGTCGGCATCGGGGATTTCCGGCAGGAGAAGGGGCGCGGCAGCTTCGGGACGTTCGCGGTTGCGGGCGATGATCTTGGCGACTGGCAAGACTACTGGGACGAAGTGACGGCGGAAGGCCGGGATGCTCAGGAGTTTGCGCTGCAAAACCCGGAGGTTGCCGACGACGATACGCGCGAGTTGATGCAGCTTTTGCAGGAAGAACGGCTTCGGCGGGCTGCGTAATGCTATTGGCTGGGGCGGCTACGGTCGCCCCATGCGGTCAAGGAAGGCGGTCAAGGCTGGGCTGGGCACGGTGCGGCAGGGCGCGGCAAGGCCCGGCGAGGCGGTCTAGGCAGGGCGGGGCGTGGCACGGTTTGGCTGGGCGGTCGGGGCTGGGCCGGGCTTGGCGCGGCGTGGCGTGGCGCGGCGGTCCTGTCGTGTTCTGGCTTGCTGCGGTAAGTCTAGCGTTAACCATCAACTGAAACGAAAGGATGCAGAATGAGTTTCAAAGCAAAGGATCGGCAGCGGATCATCGACGCCTATCTGGCCGAGACGGGTCGCAACATGTTCGTCGCGCCTGAGTTCGTGGACTGGCTGGCCGGTCAGCCTGACCATGAGATGTATGAGGCGTTTTATGGGATGAGCGACACCGAGGCCGCTCGTCAGCACCGGATAGGTCTGGCTCGCAGGATGGCCTCTGGCCTGCGGATCGTGGCGAAGCAGGAGATCGTCGAGGCGAGCGTGGTGCAGATCACGACGCGGGAATATCCGGCTTTTGTCTCGCCTATGGCGGCGCGCCGGGCTGGCGGCGGGTATCAGCCGGTGGACCCGTCTGACATGGCGCAGATGGCGGAGTTGCGGCGGCAGGGCGCGTCTGCCCTTCGGGGCTGGCTGTCTCGCTATCGTGGCGTGTTCGAGGCGGCTGGCGTTGATCTGTCGTCTATTGAAGAAATCGCTTCGTCAGAGGACGGCAGCGTGGCGCAGACCGCTTGAGCGGTGGCGCTGGTCAAGGTGAGGCGGTCGCGGCCTGGCGTGGCGCGGCTGGGCGCGGCAAGGCGGTCAAGGCCCGGCCTGGCGTGGCACGGCTTGGCGGGGCACGGCGGGGCCCGGCGGTCGAGGCGGGGCAGGGTCCGGCTGGGTGGGGCGTGGCCTGGCGTGGCGAGGCGGTCGAGGCAAGGCCAGGCGGGGCCAGGCGAGGCAGGGCTAGGCGGTCCTGACGAGGCGCGGCATGGCGAGGCGAGGCGGGGCGGTCGTGTTGTGGCGTGTTGTGATTAGGTAAGGAATGGCGAGGCATCTAGCCGCCCCTTCTGGGCGGTTTTTTGTTCCTACCGCGCACGCTTAGGCGGCTTAGTGCATCGCTTATTTCCAGCTCCCCCAAGAGAACTGCTCAATCAACTCCGCAAGCACCATGCGAGTGAAATACGCCGTATCTGCCTCGGACCAGTGAGGCGGCGGCGACTTCAGGACATGATGGATATCCGGAAAAAGCGATAACATGCCCTTTGCCCGCTCCAAGTATTCTTGCGGCGTTTCTCCGTCTTGAACGTCGCGCGGGAATAACCGCCATTCCTGTTCGGCTTGTTGGTCAATTCCACGCTGAAGCCCAGCGTCGCTGTATATCGGCATGTCAATTCCTCCTGTGCATTCCCGCCCCAAATTCGAACGGAATGCGGCGGGTCGCAAGCCAATTCGCGCGCGCTTTGCAACTTCGCAACCGTGTGTTATATTTCGTGCAAAGTTTGCAAAGGCCGCTGTGAAGCGCCCGAGGCCCTTGGAAGGATTTTCTCATGCCGCAGCCGCGCGCAGGCGAGACCCGCCCGGATTATATCCGCCGCTGCATGGCGGATGGGGAGACCGTCAACAAGTATCCCGACATTGACCAGCGGTTCGCCGTCTGCGCTTCGATGTGGGGGCAGAAGGACGGCAGCGAGCCGCTTGAGACCAAATTCGCGGCGCTGGAAATCAAGTCCGAAGGCGAGGACGACGACTATCTGACAATCTCGGGCTACGGATCGGTGTTCAACAACATCGACGGCGGCAACGACATCGTCATGCCCGGCGCGTTCAAGGAGTGCATCGCCAGCGGGCGCAAGTGCAAGATGCTCTGGCAGCACGACGCCTCTCAGCCCATCGGGGTATGGGACGAAATGCGCGAGGATGACAACGGCCTGTATATGAAGGGCCGTATCAGCAAGCGCGCCGCGAAGGGCGCCGAGGTTGCCGAACTGGTCAAGATGGGCGCAGTGGAAGGGCTTTCCATCGGCTACCGGACCAAAGAATACGAAATGGACATGGACCAGGGCGTCAGGAAGCTGACGAAATTGGACCTCTGGGAAACGTCCGTTGTGACCTTCCCGCAGAATGAACTGGCGAACATCTACGCCATGAAGGCCGCAGATATGTCGGACGCTGAAATCAAGCGCCATGTCGAGCGGTCCCTGAAAGACATTGGAATATCCGGCAGCGAGGCCAAGGCCATGGCGTCCGCCGCGATGAAGGGGCGCGAAAATGTCCTGCGCGAGGCAGGCGTTGCGCTTCCCGAGGCCGATCAACGCGAGGTTGACGAACTCAAAGCCCTACTCACTGAAACCCTGAGCAAAATGGAGAGACGCAATGTCTGACCTTCAGGAAATCAAGGGGCTGGTCGAGAAGATCAACCCGACGCTCGTGGAGCTGCGTTCGGAAATCGACGCCATGAAGGCGGCGGCACCGAAGGACGTGGTAACCGAGGAAAAACACCAGCGCATGGCCGATGACATCACCGCCAAGATGGCGGACATGCAGGCCAAGCAGGCGAAGCTGGAAGCCGCCCTGAACCGCCCGGACGGTGGCGAAGGCAAGGGCATGGACGTGGAGATGGAAGCGAAGCACCGCGACCTGTTCCGCGACTACATGGCCTATGGCAAGGCGGACGGCCTGAAAGAGACCCGCGAGGGGATCGAGATTAAGGCCATGTCGACGGACGTGAACCCGGACGGCGGCTATCTGGTCCGCCCGGAACTGTCGAGCACCATCGTTTCGCGCATTTTCGAGACTTCGCCGCTTCGGCAGGTCGCGAACGTGGAGCGCACCGGCGGCAAGTCGATTGACATCCTCATCGACGACAACGAGGCCGGTGCCCGTTGGGTCGGTGAAGGCGCCTCGGGCGGTCAGACGGACACCCCGCAGATCGGCCAGAAGGTCATCGCCGCGCACAAGATCGAAGCCGATCCGCGCATGACGACCGAGATGATCGAGGACGCCTACCTCAACGTCGAGGCCTGGCTCGCTGGCAAGGTGGCCGACAAGTTCGCACGGACGCAGAATACCGCGTTCGTCAACGGCACGGGGACGGGACAGCCGCGCGGCTTCCTGACCTATGCCGCTTGGGCTGCGGCGGGCGTCTATGAGCGCGACAAAATCGAGCAGATCAACATGGGTTCGGCGGCTGCGCTGAATGCCGATGGTCTGATCGAGGTGCAGAACGCCCTCAAGGAGGGCTATCAGGCCCCTGCGGTCTGGGGCATGAAGCGGACCACGTTCGGCGCCGCGCTGCAACTGAAGGGGAATGACAACTACTTCTTTTCCCCGGTGTTGATGGCGAACGGTCAAGCGTCGATCCAGCTGCTCGGCAAGCCGGTTGTGTTCATGGACGATATGCCCGCCGTCGCGGCGAACGCGCTGTCCATCGTCTATGCCGACTTCCGCGTTGCCTACACCATCCTAGACCGCGTTGGGCTTCAGGTGCTGCGCGATCCGTTCACCAACAAAGGGTTCATCACCTACTACACCACGCAGCGCGTGGGTGGTGACGTGACGAACTTCGACGGCATCAAGATCGGCAAGGTCGCGGCCTAAGGCCAGAAAGGAGACTTGACCCATGGCTATGTTTGACATGCGCAACAACGCCGAATACGGGCTGGCCCTTTCGGCCACCCTGTCCGGCGCAACCCCTGCCGCTGGCGATTGGATTGACATGCAGGGTTGGGAGGCTGTCACGTTCAGCGTCTCGACCGGCACTGTCACCGACGCTGGCACGGCTTCCGGCTTCGCTTTCGAGGTGCAGGAAGGCGACACCACGGCGGCGGCTTCTGCCACGGCTGTAGCCGATGCGGACCTGATCGGTCTTGAGAGCGCTTTGACCGTCACGGACAATAACGCCGACAATGACTTGATCGGCTCTATCGGCTATCGCGGCAGCAAGCGTTACGTCCGCATCGTGGCGACCGGCACGACCGGCACGAACGCGGTGGTGACTGTCCATGCCCGCAAGGACAAGGGCGCTTCGATGGGCACCGCCACCATCGACGCGGGCACCGCTGCCACCTAACGACCGGCAGGGGCGGGCTACGGCTCGCCCCGCTACCTTTTGGGGATAGGCCATGTCTCAGATCAATTGGGAAGTCATCCCCGCCGCGACGGAAGATAACAAGCGCGCGGCAGATATGCTTATCCGGCTTGACGATGGACGCGAGCGCCGCACCGGCTATGACGGCGGCTGGCTCTACTTCCACGACGCCACACACACGGCAGAGAGCAAGCAGGCCATTACAGCCGATACGGACACGCACTACACCGTGGACGGCTTGGCAGCGGATAGCACAACGACCTATCGGCGCGGCATTCCGCTAGACGTTTGGTCGAATAGCACGTTGCAGCCGCAAGCGGAGGGTGAGGTTTTCCAGATCGCCCTGCAATTCCGTCTCAGAAAGTCCAGCAGCACGGCAACCTATCTGCGTATAGAAGTGGGCATTGGGTCGGATTACACGACCATCATTGCAGAGGATCGGCGCCCGCTTATCAAGGGCAGCGGCACGGATGACTTCCTGTTCTTCTCGGGGCCGCTGTTTGTCACGCCAGCATTCGGGCAATACGGCGCGCGCTTCTTTGTAAACACGTCCGAAGATGTTAGTATCTGGGACAAGGCGATATTCATCCAGAGGACGCACAGCCCATGACCCGCATTCGCATGATGCGCACGCTTCCGGTTGCCCCCACGGGGCTGTTTGTGGAGACGTGGGCAGAGGGCACCGAGCATGACGTGTCCGACGATCTTCTGCACCAGCTTATCCATGCGGGCGCGGTGGAGATTGTCGAGAACAAGGCCCATGCGGCGGCGCCCGAGAACAAGGCGAAGCGCGGACGCCCGAGGAAGGTCCAGCATGACTAATGCGGCACTAAAGGCAATGGCTGAGGCTGCGCTGGACGTCGCCAAGCCCCGCTGGCGCGAGATTGAGCGCAAGGCAAAGGCCGCTTTGGTTCGCGATGTAAAAGCGGCGATCAAGGCGGCTACAGTCAAGGACGAGGGTGATGAGGTTCAATCGTAAATCCGTCTACGTCACCGAAAGCGCGGACAGCGCCGCCATATCCCTATCGGATATGAAGGACTACTTGCGCGTAAGCGGCACGGCGGATGACGCTATCATCACGGCGCACATTGCCACGGCCACAGAGGCGGTGAAGCAATACACGCGGCGGGCTATCCTGACCGAGACGTTCGTGTTCAAGGCGGACGGCTTCACCGATCCGGGCGGGGATGACCGGCTGGCGGCTCTTGGGCCGGGCGTGCATACCGTGTCCGTGCCCTATGTGCTGGGCGGTGGGGAAACCTTGGACCTGCCATTCCCGCCCCTGCAAAGCGTCACTAGCGTCGTGACGTATGACCGGGGGAACAACTCCGCCACGTTCTCAGCGGACAACTACAGCGTTGATTTGCAAAGCGGGCGCATCTATCTGGACGAAGGGCAAGTATGGCCTAGCGATCTGCGCGCGCAAGACGCGGTGCAAGTGACGTATGTTGCGGGCTATGGCTCGGGCAGCATTCCCGCGCCGATCCTTCAGGCTATCCGGCTTTATACTCAGGGCATGTATGACGGCACCTGCATGGGGCTGGACGAAGAGGCGCGTCGGCTCTTGGCACCGTATCGCAGAATGGACGAATTGGCATGGTAGCCTGTTGCGCCCCGAAATACACCGGGCGTGACCTGCGCGAGGTTATCGACGTGCAGGGCTTGACCCGCGCGGCTGACGGCATGGGTGGCTTTACGGAAACGTGGGCCACTGTGTCGGGATCGGCCACGCGGGCCATGATAACGGCTGCCCCAGGCTCTGAGCGGTGGGGCTTCATGCGTCAGGTGCCAGGTAACACCTACAAGATGGTGACGCGGCATTTCGCGGGTGCGAGCGCGGCGCAACAGGTTGTGTGGAACGGCGGCACCTATGGCGTGCTTGGAGTTGTGGACCCTGACGGGCGCGGCGATTGGCTGGAATGGCGTCTCAGTGATGGGGTGGCGTCGTGAGGATCAATATCGAGATGGACGGCATTGCGGCTCTGTCTCGCCAGCTTGCGGAATTGGCTGGGGACGCTGACGCGGTGATGACGGAGGTTGTCACTAACCTTGCCGTTGATACGCAGCGAGAGGCGGTGCAGGGTATCCAGCGCGGGCCTGCCACGGGCGCTGTCCGGCCTGACGGTTCGCGGGCGTCGGCGCCGGGCGAATATCCGATGTCCGACACCGGGCGGCTTGCAAACAACGTGGTCGCCAATCTGCCGACATCCGGCAACATCTCTGCCGAAGTCGGAACCAATGTCCAATACGGGCGTTATCTGGAATTTGGCACATCGCGCATGGCGGCGCGTCCGTGGCTTCTGCCCAGCTTCAACAAGGCCAAGGCTGGGGTGGAAGGCAAGTTGAAGCGCGCAATCGAGAGGGCGCTGTAATGTCCTTTGCCACGGCAGCCCAAGAGATCGTTTTCGACGCGCTGGACGGGAATTTGACCGGCTGCGCTGTCTTTGACACGGCGCCATTTCTTCCCGAGGCCGCGCCAAGCACAACCTTCCCTTATTGCGTCATTGGTGAAGATCAAGTGTTGCCCTGGGATACTGACGACACCTTGGGCGCCGATGTAGTGGTGACGCTGCATTTCTGGAGCCGCGCGAAGGGCAATAAGCAGGTCAAGGCGCTAATGGATCAAGCGTATGGCTTGCTAAATCGTGCCACTATTTCAAAGGCGGGCTATAATGTGGTAGACTGCCTATATGAGTTTGGCGAAGTTGTTCCCGATCCGGACGCTTCGACAAAACACGGTGTTCAACGATACCGCCTGACTATTCAGGCCGGATAGGAGATAGAAACATGGCGGGCTTTAACGGGCGCGATCTGACGATTGATTGGGACAGCACGACGCTTGTGGGCGTGCGGACCCGTGGCGTCAGCATGACAAACGACATGGTGGACGTGACCACCGACGACGACAGCGGCTGGCGCACGCTTCTTGCCACGCCGGGGCTGAAAGCGGTCGAGGTGACTGTCTCGGGCATTTCGTCCAGCGAGGTGTTGATTGCGGAGATGTTCAACGCCAGCACCACGGGCGAGACGTTGCAAGCGGACCTGCCGTCCAGCCTTGCCAACCCCGGCACCCTGTCGGGCACCTATCACCTGTCGGCTTTTGAGATCAACGGCGAGCATGATGGCGCGGTTGAGTTCTCGGCCACGTTCCAGTCGAGCGGTGAAGTCACTTACACCGCATCGTCGGCGTGAGGCAAAGCATGAGGACGATTAATATCAAGCTGGCCGATACGACGCTTATGTGCAGCCTTTCTTGGAAAGTGATGAAGGGCATCACGGAACAAGTCGCTGATCCTCTAGTCATCGCACAAGAGGTTCAGCGTCAAGCCAAGGCCGATCAAGAGGGCCGCGAATACACGCCTCGCGTTTCGCTAGATACCGACGCCTGTGTTAAGATCATGTCCATTGCTACGGGCATGGACGAAGACGACATCGGCGATCTGTTCATGGAGCATGGCGTTGTTCTTGCTCAAGCTGAAACCGGCATGTTCCTTGCGGAATTGCTGGGCGCTGGCGGAGGTAAAGACGTCGCGGGAAAGGTCAAAGCGCCGAAATAGCTGTAAAGCAAGCCTTTCAGATTGCGGTTGTTGACTGGAATATCGCTCCTTCTGAGTTTTGGGAGATGACCACAATCGAATGGCAGTGGCTAAAAGAGGCGCATATTGACCGATCAGAAAAGCCTAACGGCGGCGGCTTTACTTACGGAGACTGGCGTCGTGCGCGAGAGCAGCACGCCGAAAAGATGAAGGCTCGAACCGATGGCAGAATTAAGCGCCCTTAACGTCAAGCTGACCGGTGACGCCTCTGGTCTGAAGGCGGCGCTTGATGACGCTCAAGGTGAGCTGAAGGAAACCGGCAAGGACGCAGAAAAAACAACGTCAAGCCTGCGCAATATGGCAAAGGGCTTGGCGGGTCTTGCGGCGGCTGCGATTGGCGTGGGCGGCGTGGCCTCGGTTTTCAGTCGAGTGACAAGTGAGGCGCGGACGCTTGAAACGTCTATGCTTCGGACCAGCGCTGTTATCAGGGCGACGGGGGGGGCTGCGGGTCGGACAAGCGATCAGCTTTTGTCTTTCGCTCGCAACCTAGCCTTGAACACGCTGGAAAGCACAAATGGCGTGCTTGAGGCGCAGCAGCGTCTTTTGACCTTCCGCCGAGTAAGTGGTGACGTTTTCGACCGCGCTATCAGTGCCTCGGCTGACTTGGCCGCGGCAATGGGGCAAAGCCTCTCGGGCGCTGCGGTCATGCTGGGCCGCGCGCTTGAAGATCCAGTTAGTGGTATCAGCGCCCTTACGCGCACCGGCACCGTCTTCACCGACGCGCAGCGAGACATGATTGAGGGGCTGGTTGAAAACAATCAGCTACAGGAAGCGCAGGTGATGATCCTGCGCGAACTTGAGGCACAATACGGCGGCACGGCGCAGGCGGCAGCGTTGGGCTATGCTGGCGCGTTGGATACTCTCGGCCAACGTCAGGAGGAGTTTTTCCTGGCGATCAACGAAACGCTTGGCGTGACGGATGCGCTTTCGAGTGCGGCGCTTGCATTGGCGCGTGTGTTTGAAGTGCTTTCCACCAACATGGAAAGGATTGTTACATATCTGGCAACGGCGGCTGTCGCTGGAGTTGTCGCGTTTCGGGGGGCGATCATCGGCGCGACCACGGCTATCGGGCGGATGCTTATCCCGTCTCTCGTTGCGTTGCGAGGTGCGTTGATCCGAACCGGCATCGGAGTTCTGGTGATCGGCGCGGGAGAATTGGTTTTCCGCTTTAACCGTTTGTCGGAAGCCGCTGGCGGCGTGGGTGCGGCCCTTGGCCTCGTGGGTGACGTATTCGGCGAAGTCTTGGGCCGAATGCGGCAAGGGGTTAACCTTCTCACTGAACTGTTCGACGGCGCTGGGATGTTCATAACCGGCGCGTTTCAGTCTGCGTTTTCGTCAATTGCGGAAGGCTTTAACGATCTGGTTCTCGTGCCCGTTACGCGAGGCATTAATGTTCTGAAAGAGGCTTTGAACTCTATTCCGGGCGTTGATGTGGGCGGGCCACTGGCCATGCCGCAATTCGGCGAGGGGATGGCCGAGCAAGGCGCATATAACATGTCAGCCGGTGGGGCTATCGCGTCCTCGGCTTCAGGCGCTCTTTCCAGTTTGTTCACGGAACCGTTGAACAGCGTTCAGGCAATCCGCGATGTTCTTGCGCAAATGCGAGAGGAAGGCTTGAGCCTGCCCGAGGTTCTGGGCGTGGCTGGCGCATCCGGCGCTAGCGCGGATGGTGCCGGTGCAGATGGTGCTGGTGCAGATGGTGGCAATCCACTAGCTGAACAAATCCAATCTGCATTGGATACCCTGCGCGAAGGCTTCATGACGCAAGAGGAATTGCAGATTGCCAGCTACCAGCGGCAGCAGGAGACATTGCAGCAGGCGCTCAATCAACGGCTTGTGACGCAGCGAGAATATGCCCGCATGATGGAGCAGGTCGAGCAGTCGCATCAATTCGCAATGGTTAAGGCCGCGAATGACGGCGCGCGGCAAACCCTGAGCAATCTAGCGACTGTGTTCCAAGGCTCCAAGGAGATCGGCGCGGGCATTGCGCTTGCGAACTCTTGGCTGGCGTTTACCGAGGTTCTGAAAGACCCCACCTTTATCGGCAGGCCCTTTGCGCGCATCGCTGCGGCGGGCGCTGCACTGGCCTCGGGCTTGCAAGCGGTGCGGACCATCAAGTCGGCAAGCCGTGGCGGTGTAGGGGCTACTACAGCGGGCGCTGGGGCTGGAATGAGCGCAGGCGCAGCGGTAGGCGGGGGAACTGTGGTAGGCGGGGGAACTGTTGCAGGCGGCGGCACGTCCCGCAACGTGGCGATCCAGCTTATGGGTGGCGATATGTTCTCGCGCGATCAGGTGATCCGGCTTATCAATGGGATCAATGAAGCCGTCGAGGATGGCGCTATCGTGAGGCTGGTATGACCGTTATTCTGCAAACCGGATACAGCTTGCCGAGCGGCGATCAGCCCCTGACCCATGCCCGCATTGCGCATGACAACAACTGGCTGAACGGCGGCACGATCACGGCATCCGGCACGGCGACCGGCTTTTTCGCGGAGGGCCCGACCAATGGCCTGACCTATGAGAAGTGGAAGTCCGACGCCCTGCCTGCAACTTGGGAGTATGACCACGGCAGCGCGGCGGAGTGCGATTATTGCGTGATCGGGGCGCACACGCTCGGCACCAACGGCAACACGCTGCAAATCCAATATTGGAACGGGTCTAGCTGGACGGGCGTTATCGCGGCGACGGCTATCACGACCAACGAGCCGATCATGGCGATCTTCGCGCCGCAGACCCGGCAGCGGTGGCGCATCTCGATCACGAACGGCACCACGCCGACCATCGGCGTTATCAAGTTCGGCTCGGCGTTGCAGATGGAGCGCCCGCTTTACGGCGGTCACGCGCCTATCCCGTTTGCGCGGCAGACGATCTTGCGCAGCACCAAGAGCGAAACGGGCGAGTTTCTTGGCCGGTCTAAACAGCGCACATATCTGAACACGTCATATGAATGGCAGCATTTGACCTCTGATTGGGTGCGGGCAAACTGGCCCAGCTTCCAGCGCGCGATTGAGGAAAGCCCGTTTTTCATTGCGTGGCGTCCTGGTACGTTTGGCGACGTGGCGCTTGCGCAGACTGAGGAAATCCCGATCCCGACCAATATGGGCATCCGTGATCTAATGAGCGTTGGTCTAATCATTAGGGCGCGCGGTTATGAGTGAAACGACCGTAGGCCGCGAGCCGATCCAAATTGTTGAAATTCAGCAACCACTTTGCGAAAACGCTTATGGGGTTTCGCCATGCACGGCGGTCGGCACTGCGGACCAAAAATGCTACAACACGCGCGCGACATGCCAAGACACGGCAAACTTTGCCCTTGGCGATCCGCTAAAGCTATATTTTGCCAAAGGCATGGTTGCTGAGATTGGCGTTTCCGGCGCTGATTACATCATTCCATCGCTTGTCAGCGTATCCACCAGCCCGACGCGGATCAATCTAGCATCGGCCAACCCGGATGCGCAGGGGCTTGGCAATCGGGCTGTGTGCAATATCACGTTTGCCGACCACGCGCACAGCGACCGCGTTGTTGATCCGTATATTGATGGCCGGTCATGGAACCCGCTTGACGCATCGCGCGGCAGCTTTTGGGCGCGCTGGATCGTGCGCAATAAATACCGGCAGAATGTGGTCATCATTGTCTATGAAGGTTATGCCGGTCAATCGCTGGCTGAAATGACCTCGCGGCAGTATTTCCTGCAATCTGTTTCTGGGCCTGATGACAGCGGGCGCGTGACGATCCAAGGCAAGGATATTTTGGCCCGGATCGAGGAGCGCAAGGCTCAAGCGCCGGTCGCTTCGCCGGGTGAATTATATATCGGGATCAACAGCAGCCAGACCAGCTTTGAAGTTGCTGGCGCGCTTACGTCCGAATACGCGGCAAGCGGCACGTTGCGAATTGACGATGAGGTGATGACTTACACCACCGTCACGACCAGCACCAATGGCATCACCTTCAGCGGAGTTACAAGAGGCACTGACGGCACGGTTGCCGCCGCGCATAATGCAGAGGCAAAGGTGCAAGAATGCCTGCGCTTGAGCGACGTAACGCCTGATGCGGCGGTTGAACTGCTTTTGGAAATCTACGGCAAGATTGACGCGGCATATTTGGATACGACCGGCTGGGCTGATGAGATTAGCACCCACTTATCGTCTTATCGTTTCAACGGGCTTGTGACGCAGCCGACCAGCGTTTTTCAGATTGTGTCGGAGTTTCAGACGCAGGGCTTATTCTATATCTGGTGGGATGAACGCGACCGTCTTGTAAAAATGAGGGCTATTAGGGGCGTTGACGATATACCGGAGACGTTGACCGACACCTATGATATCATCGCGGGTTCTGTCAGCTTTCGGGAAAAACCACGCGAGCGCACAAGCCAAGTTTGGGTTTATTTCAATCAAGATGACTACAGCAAAAATTCGAATAGCGATGAGGCGTATGCCAATCTTGTTGTGCTGGCCGATCTTGAAAGCGAGACCGACGAACTTTACGGCGAGCCGTCAATTCGCAAGGTCTATGCGCGCTTTCTAACTAGTGGTATATTGGCGACAAACACGGCCACACGTATTATCACGCGATACGTTGATATACCGACTGAAATACAGTTTCAGCTTGATGCTAAAGATAGATCACGTTGGGTCGGTGATACGGTTTTCATCAATCATTATCTTGATGTGGACCAGTTCGGAAATCGCCGAATTAGGCAGTGGACGATTGTTAGCGCCGAGGAAGTTGTGCCGGGCGAGATTGTGCAGTATATTGCGGAAGACACGACGCTTTACGGGCGCATTTTCTACATCATGGCCAATGATGCGGCAGACTATCCGGGTTACGATGTTGCCCCATTTAGAAACTGCTACATTGGCGATGCGGGTGGCCTTTTAAGCGACGGCGAAACGAGTGGGAGAATATCGTGACAAATTACACAACCATCTCAAATTCCGAAGTTGATCAGGATAGCCCAGTCACGCAAACGCTTATGTCGGCGCTGCGGGACAATCCCATTGCTATCACTGAAGGTTCGGCGGGTGCGCCAAAAATTCAAACCAATGCAATTGCCGACAATGCGGTGACTGAGAATAAAATTGCCAACTATGTGGTGACTACGAATAAAATTGCCAACAATGCGGTGACTACGAATAAAATTGTCAACAATGCGGTGACTGAGAATAAAATTGCCAACTATGTGGTGACTACGAATAAAATTGCCAACACTGCTGTGACTTTGTCCAAATTAAATAGGGCGCAAAGAAGTTTCAGCGGGTCAATTAACCCCTCCACCTCTACAGGTTTTGCGCTTGCTGATAATTATGCTTTTAGTCCCATTTTTACGGCTTCTTCCGATCAAGTAACACTTTCTTTTAGGGCAGGAGATGATGGATATACAATTCAAAATTCTTCAGCTTCTGCAAGGACATATTCGCTTTATTGGTGGTATTTGTCAGCATGATTTACTATGTTTCAGCATGGATTGTTGACGGCGCTGTGTCGTCCATTGAGTGTGCCCAAACACCGATCACAGAAAACCACATGCCAGGTATGGCTTTTGACTTTCGCGTTGTCGCCCAAGTAAGTGGCGACTACCGGAGCGCAAATGAATTGTTTCCATTGATGTCGTGGGACGGAGAGGCCTTGATCGGTGTCCCCATTATCAGCCAGACGGTTGAAACGGGCGGCGCTTAACTGTCTTTAATGCTAGTCTAGATAAACGCTTCGGATCATGGTATTGGTGGCCCACCTTCGAAATGACCGGAGACAGACATGGCTCAGAATACCACGATCACGCTAACGGCTGGCGCGTGGACGCAGCTCACCGATGCGGACGCGGCGAACATCACGTTTCAGAACCGAGGCTCTTATCACATCTTCGTAGCAGGCGCGACGGACGCCACGGCGCCCACGGACTTTAGCGGGGCGATCCGCTACAACCCCGGCCAGGGCGAGCGCAACGTGGCGCTGGCGGACCTGTTCCTGGGCCTGACATCACCGGATCGGGTCTATGCCTACAGCGACCAAGCTGTTGATGTGTTCGTGAGCCATGCGTGAGATCGTCTCTCCGCTTGACGGCTTTCTGTCGCCGTTCGGGGCGCGGCTGCGTGCGCTAGTCTACGTCCTGTTCGTGCCGTCCGGCTCGGATAGCCTGATCGACGCCAATGGCGACACATTCAAGGTTCGGGAGTGATAACCAATGGCTGACTATAACTCCACATACACGGGCGCGCAGATCGATGCGGCCATCGCCAAGGTCGGCGGTATTGAGGCGGGCGCGGATGTAACCGACACGGCCAACGTGACGGCGGCCGGTGCCCTTATGGACAGCGAGGTGACAAACCTCGCGGCGGTCAAGGCATTCGACCCGACAGACTATGCCACGGCTGCGCAGGGCGCACTAGCGGACAGCGCCATTCAGGCGTCGGACACGGCGTCCGACACTGCGGTGGGGGTCGTTGAAC